AGATAATAGCCTTTCAACTAGGTGAACAACTCTCAACCTTCTTGTAGTTGCACCTACCGATGTAGGGTTATTTACTAAGTAGTCTCTTCCTAATTCTGTAGTCAAATACAATAGTACTCCCAATTAAGAAAGAGTAATTCAGATGGCTGCTCAATCCCTACCTCATGATATGAAGATTGCCACTAAGATTAGGGCTGGCATCTGTGCTGGAGTCTCTATGAGAGTCATCTTCGATTCTGTAGTCACAATGAAGAATGCCCCGAAGTCATACCAAACCTTCTACAAGATTTACCGTGATGATATTGCTTCTGCTAGGGCTTCCATCCAAGAAGAGATTGGTTCTGTAGTTATCAATGCAGCTAAGGGCGGTGATCTAAAGGCTGCTGAACTATTTCTTCGTAGTCGTGCTGGTTGGAATCCTACCCTCAAGATTGAAGAAGTTGAACCCGAGGATGTATCAGAAGATACAGGTGCTATTGATGACCTGTTGGCCCTGCTAGGTATGGAAAAAACAAAAGATAAAGAAGGTTAACTGTTTTGGAGAAACACTACGTTTACCACATTAAGGTTTCCGGTATGAGTCTGGACGAGGGTTACGTTGGTGTCACAAACAGACCTCTTGAGCGTTTTGAAGAGCATAAAAAATCTAGGTATAACCCGTATCTGCGCAGAGCAATGCAGAAGTATAAAGGCCAACTCGTATTTCAAATACTTGATGTCTTTGAAGATCGTCACGAAGCTCATTGGCTAGAGTACACTTTGCGTCCTTTTCGACAGATTGGCTGGAATATTGCTGTAGGTGGAGAGACACCCCCAAGATGGGCGGGAAAAACTCACGCAGAATGCACAAAAAAGAAGATGTCTGCTAGTGCAAAAGGCCGTGTTATTTCGGTAGAACAGCGTGAAAAAATATCGAAGAAGCTGACGGGTATTAAATACTCGGAAGAGCGTATCGCTAGGTTGAATCCCATAACAGGCACAAAACACCACAACGCAAAGCCTTGTAACATTTACGATAACAAGACAGGTGAACTTCTAGCAGAGTGTGTCACTGTAAATGGGTGGGCTAAAGAAAACGGGGTTCAACAGAGTGCCCTAAGTCTTACTGCTAAAGCAGATAGGTCAAAACCCTCTAACCAAAAGAATAGACACCACACAAAAGGCGTCTATGCAAGGTACATCTGATGGCTGGTAAAAATGGTCTTCCCCTTCACGCTGATGATTTAAGGGAAATGGGCAAGGATGTCGCTGATGTCCTTTCCAAACTAGACCCCAAGAAAGCAGAAGAACTCCGATACACTTGGAGGTTTTGGGCTAGACCCCAACAGATTGCCCCAGAGGGTGTTTGGAATACGTGGTTTATCAATGCTGGTCGGGGGTTTGGAAAGACTCGGGCGGGCGTTGAGTGGGTCAGAGAAAAAATTAAAGAGGGCCACAAGCGTGTTGCCGTTATCGCCGCTACCAATGGTGACTTGGAAAAGGTCGTCGTTCGTGGGGAAAGTGGCTTCTTAAATTGTTGTTGGTCTGGCGATAAGACCCATAGTGGTGCCTATCTCGGACTTCCTGAGTGGTCCCCTACCAAAAGAACCTTGACATGGGCTAATGGAGCCTCTGTAACCCTGTTTAGTGCAGAAGAACCCGACCGTTTGCGGGGACCTCAATTTTCAGCACTTTGGGCCGATGAATTGGCAGCTTGGAATAAGGACCGTGAGACTTGGGATATGGCCCAGTTTGGGTTGAGACTAGGTAAGCACCCTCAAGTCTGTGTGACTACAACCCCCAGACCCACTAAGTTAGTCCGTGATATTCTAAAGAACCCCAAGTCTGTAGTGACCTATGGTTCTACCTTTGATAACTCTGTCAACCTTGCACCCACATTCATTCAGGCAGTCAAAGACCAGTACGAAGGTACTCGCCTTGGTCGTCAGGAACTCTACGCTGAGATTATGGATGAGGCTTCTGGTGCCTTGTGGACAAGAGAACTCCTGTCTAGGTGTGAAGTAGAGGGTGTAGATGACCCTGTAGCCTTCGCTAAGACCCTTGCTCGTGTAGTCATCTCTGTTGACCCTGCCGTTACCTCCAATGCTGAGAGTGACATGACGGGTATCATTGTAGCTGGTATTGACCTGAATGGTTGTAGTTACATCCTAGAGGATGCTACTGACCGCTACACACCAGAAGGATGGGCCACTAGGGCTATTGCTCTCTATAACCTCTATGAAGCCGATAAGATCGTAGCTGAGAGGAACCAAGGGGGAGATATGGTCCGATCTACCCTTCATACGGTAGATGAGACAGTCCCCGTTAAGTTGGTACATGCCTCCCGTGGTAAGTTTGCTAGGGCAGAACCAGTATCCTCCTTGTATGAGCGTGGTAAGGTCAAACACCTTAGGGGTCTTGATGCCCTAGAGGACCAGCTAGTCCAATGGGAGCCACTAGGTTCTATTGGATCACCTGACAGACTTGATGCTATGGTCTGGGCCGTGACCGAACTAGCCCTCAAAGGTATTGCTAAACCTGAACTCAATCTGGCCTATTCCGATGCGAAAGGTCTTTCATCTAGGAATTAGAAAAATGGCTAACTATGTAGACCTCACGTCTGGAATGGTTCGTGACTGGATTCCAGTTACTACAAACAACTCTGCCGATAACATGGGTGCAAACGCAAACAACCAAGTGATTGGTTTCTACGTGACTGTTGGTGGCGCTGTAGTTTTCACCGTAGAGGGCACTGATCGTACTGTCACTTTCCCGTCTAACTTCTATGTGACTTGCGCTGGTGTTACTCGGATCAAAGCAACTGGTACTACTGCTACTGGTATTCACTCTCTGGTTATCTAAGGATTAACTAAGATGCCCTCTATTGCTCTTCCTGTGTCCCTTAGAGGGCAACTCCTTTCTGGTTCTAGGTTCTCTCCTCTATCTTTGTTCACTACCTCTGAACCCGGCTTCTGGTACGATCCTTCTGACTTGACTACCATGTTCCAAGACACCGCAGGGACTACCCCTGTGACCACTCCGGGGCAGACTGTTGCCCGTATTAACGACAAAAGCGGTAGAGGAAATAACGCCACCCAAGCCACTGCTGCTTCTCGTCCTACTTATGGTATCGTGCCTCTGGGTGGTCGGAGGAATATATATACCTTCACGGAACAGTTCAACAATGTCTTTTGGACCAAAAATGGATCAACCGTCACGGCGGATGGCGCAGATTGGCGTCTAATTCCAACAGCAACAATATCGACACACGGCATCTCTGGAAGCGTCGCTTCAAATGCTGGTGTGGTTCATACGCTATCTCTCGAGGTTCAAACAGGCTACACACAATGGGCTAGGCTGGCTTTTCTTAACGTGGCAGATCGTGTCGATGCGTGGTTTGATTTAACCAACGCTACCAAAGGGTCATTTACTACCTCTGCCAGCATGACCTATGTGAACCATACGATTACTGACTTGGGTAACGGTTGGCGTAGAATAACACTGTCAGCCATTCCTGTAAACGCAGGCGGGACGACAGTATCTTGGCTGATGAGGTTAGCGCAGGCTGATTTGGATATCGCGCCATGGTTGGCAGATGGCACAAGTTTTAATCGCATAGGTCGCCCCCAACTCGAACTAGGCTCCACCGCCACAGCCTATCAGCGCGTAGAGACTGCCTTTGACGTTACTGAGGCTGGTGTTCAGTCACTGTCGTATCTATCCTTTGATGGGGTGGATGATTTCCTTGTTACCCCTACTATCACTCCGAACACAGACAAGGTTCAGGTCTTTGCTGGGGTGCGGAAGCTGTCGGATGCGGCGCGTGGAACAATTGTCGAGCATAGCGCCACCATCGCATCAAACAATGGCTCGTTCCATTTGACTGCGCCGAATGCTGCAAGTGCGACATTTGGATTTGAGAGCAAAGGTACAACGCTAACAGATGCGGTCGCAACCTTTGCAGCACCGACAACCAGAGTAGTTACTGGGGTTGGAGATATTGCAGGAGATAGCACAATTATTCGTGCTAATGGTACGCAGCAAGAGCAAGACACAGCAGACCAAGGCACAGGCAACTACCTAGCCTACCCCATCTACATAGGTCGCCGTGGTGGTACGACGCTGCCCTTCAGTGGTCAAATCTACAACCTAATCGTCCGGTTCGGGGCTAACCTAGACGCTGGGGCTATCTACTCCACTGAGACTTTTGTTAATGAAAAGACGGGAGCATACTGATGCGGATTACATGCTCTTGTCCTGAACTGCTTATCCCCGATGCAAACCAGTATGCCATGTGCCTTGGGTTCTCTGAGGCTGATGGTCAAACCTATGTTGGCCTGAACTGGGTAGATACCCAAGGCAACCTCTATGCAGCAGCCTCCTTTGATGCCCGTGACGAGTGGATCATCTTCGCACAGGCACCCCTACAGCGCCCTCTGTGGGATACTGCTGAGATTATCGACATGGTAGCCGCAGAACGTGCTCAAGCTGCTCTAGCGTTCAGCACAGAGGCTCTCAGCGCATCTCCTACAGCCTTGACTGCTATCGGTGGTATGGATGGCCTATCCGCTCTTGTAG